GTGGCCGTCGTATCGTTCTGCTGGATGCGATCACGGGCGATGTTCGTACCCTCGAAGGCGAGGTTGAACATGACCGTGTCCTGGCCGACACGCAGCCGGTAGTCCTGCGTCACCTCGAGCGGCTTCGTCGTCACCGAACCGAGCACGGTGCCGTCGTCGATCTGCGACACCATGAACGCACCACCGACCAGATCAGGGTCGGTCGGAAGGTTCACGTTCAGGTTGTAGTTCGCGTCGACGTTCGCCTTGCCAGCGGACGACGACCCAGAGTCAATGACTGCCACGAGAGCTCCTAGACGACTGAGTAAAGAACCTTGCGGCGGCCCACAACAGGGCCAGGAACCGCAATGGCTGTCAGAGTGAACGAACCGGAACCAGCGATCGCCGACAACGCCAAGCCGTCCCATTCGGCGTCGTTACCGACACGGCCAGTCGCAGGCTCCGACGAGCCATTGACCACGATGTTGGACGACGCAGTGACGTCACCATCAACAATCGTGAACAGCGCCGAGTACTGCGGGGTCGTTCCGAAGTCGACCTCGACCTCGGCCCACTCACGACCCGTCAGGTAGGCGACGATCTCATTGACCGCCGCGGCCAACGCGTTGTGATGATCCGGGTGTTCGGTGTCCGACGTCGGTGCGCCGGGCGCCTTGTTGTCGGCGATGGTGGCGGGAGGCCAGGCCATCAGCCGAGCTCCACGACGATCTGGCCGGCCGACAGGTAGAACTCGTCGCCGGGGAACACCCTGCTGCCGACCACCGTGGCCGGCCACAAGAACTCGCCGCCGCGCTCCTGCGTCCACACACTCACGTGCGTGTAGCGCTCCTCTGCGGTCACGTCGACCGGAGCCCACACGACGTCGTTGGTCGACGCAGCCGTCAGGCCGTCCGAGTCGAACGCCACCGCCTTGCGCGTCGAGTTCACCGCACGAGCGCTCGACCCGTCGCCAGGATCGCCGACATGCAGCTGCACCCAGCGCGTGGCTGGCGGCGACACGCCGACGATGGCATCGATGGCGAGACGGGAAGCAGCGGGAGTAAACATCACGACACCTGCTCCACAACACCAGCGACACGACCAGAAGCGTCACGCTCGACCATGCGACGCACCGGCGCCGGCTTCGGCGCTTCGGGCGCCACGAACCCGCTGGGCAGCCCAGCCATCTCGCGTGCCTCGTCCGGTGTCAGCATGGTGCCGACTCCCAGGTAGACCTTCTGAACCAGCTCGGCCTGCGTGAGCTCGCGCTCCGGGCCCTTGTCGGCCGCGGCAACACGCGCACGCTGCTCCGCCTCGGCGACCAACATGTCGCCGAACCGCTCGATCTGCGTCTGCGAGTAGCCGGCGTCCTCCCACAGCTGACGCACTGGGACGCCCATCGACATCTTCTTCAGCAACGAGTCGGTGTGCTCGGCCTCGCTGCGCGACTCGGGGTCGGTCCAGATCGTCTCGGCCATGCGAGCACCGGCGCGAGCGTCGTCGAGCACGGCGAATGCCAAGCGCATCACTTCCTCCCACGACTCACCGAAGTGGCGATGACGTGACCGACACTTGGCGATCAGGCCCGTCTCCGTCGCCTTCAACGACTCACCCGACGGGAACGACCCGCTCGAGCCGAGCAGGTAGTGCGGCGGCGTGCGAGTGCGCGACGCCAGCGACTGCACCCGGTTCTCGAGCGCAGCGACGTAGTTCGACAGGTCGGTCTCGCCGAACTCGCCGAACTTCGCCGTGTCCGACTCGACGTTCCACAGGCGGTCGACGGCCGAGGCGAACGCCTGCAGTGGCTTGCCGGTCATCGGGTCCGTCGGGATCTCGACGCCGGTCGCCCACCGCTGCTTGAACGCCGAGAACTCGGCGGCGACCATCATGTCGCAGACGAGCTTGTTGATCTGGTTCTGCACCGAGATCACATCGGCGATCTCCGACCGTCCATCGCCGAGCAGGCGGGGGCGGTTGCGGAACTCGACGATCGGCACGACGCCGAGCGGGTTCTCGACGTACTCGTCCTCGAGCGGCTTCCACATCGCGCCGAGCACGTCGAGGCGCCGGTCGCGGCCAGAGTCGGTGCGGTACTCGTCGAGCGTGATCGCTCGCTTCGACTGGAACTTGTAGATCCCGTCGGGCAGGTACACGTTGGCGCGCACGTCGCCGGTCCACTCGTCGATCCACGACTTCAGCGCCGCGGCGCGCTTGCGCTGCGTGCCGTTCTCGTAGGCCACGAAGCACTGGCCCGGGTGCTCGACGGTGATCTCGGGCTGATCGTCCTCGCCGTACCACACCATCGCGAACGCCGAGCCGGTCTGCAGGGCGGTCGAGTGCAGCATCTCCGAGTCGGCGTCGAGGCAGTTCTCCTGCCAGATGCGCCACGCGTCGGTGTCGCCGGCCGGGTCGTCGCCCATCCGGAACCCCTCGACGTGGAGGCGTTCCTCGACGGCATCGACGACCAGGGCCATCCAGTTGTCGGAGACGCCACGCAGCATGGTGGCGAACTCCTGCCGGTACTCCGTCGTCACAAACGACAACGGATGATGCCCGTCGTAGTAGTCCTCGAACATCCGCACCTTCGGCGCGCGGACCATCAGACGACGATGCAACTGAACCAACCACCACTCAGGCGACTGCTCGATCATATGGAGGCCGCCTTTCTGTGTTGGCTAGATCCCGGCGTTGAGAGACGCCCTTGTACGCATCACCTTCGACCGGGCCGGCGGCGCACTCATCGCAGCCTCAAGAGAACGCAACGCCGCCGTAGCCGCTTCAACCGGCGCAACGTCAGCCGTTGCGTTCACCAGATCCCACTCGAACCCCGAACCGACCTCGTGACGCTCCACCGTGAGCATTGCCGTGTCAAAGATCGGATCGTTCAGATGGCAGACGCGACCGTCATCGACAGCACGCTTGTACGCCTCGCACGCTGCCGTCCACTCCCGACCAGCCAGCCGGTCAGCCTCAACAGCGCGAGCGCCACGCAACAACTCCGGAGCCAACGGGCGAGCAGGGCCGCCGTGGTTCCATCCGATACGAGCGGGCCGCGACGAGCTCGCGGCGAGGTCCATTAGGCGACGCTCGAGCCACCACGTGCCCGGCGCTGATTCCAGCACCTCAAGCTGCGTGACGCCGTCAGGTGTGCGGGAGGCGACCACCAGGGCGGCTGTAGCGCCACCGTGGCCGACACCAACACCGATAGCCGACGGTGCAGACGGCGGCGAGGCGGCACGACCGAGCGCCGACCAGGCCGACGCCGCAAACTCTGTGGGCCGCGACGACTGCCCGAGCTGCGGGATCTTGACCCACTGGTTCAGGTAGCCGCGGCGGAAGCCGGCGACACCGGGGTCGTCGCCCTCTTCGTCAACACTGTCAGGGTTGCGAAGCGCCTTCTCCAACTTCGCACGCAACCGCTGCAACGTGATCGTGTGACCGAGCGCCGGCAGATAACGCCACCAAGCGTCCTCGTCGTCGAAGTCGACATCCTCCGGAAGCGACCACTCCAAGTAGCACACCCGCGACTCGTGCCCCGCCTCGACGGCGGCACGACCAGCAAGCACCTTGCGCCACAGGTACGGCGACTTCTCATTGCCCGCCGTCGAAATCACGTAGAGCTGCGGCGACCGGCGCGTCACCGACGCAGCGTCAACCGCCTGCTCCACTAAGTCGCCGAGATGGGCAAACGCCTCATCAATGACCGGCATGTCCAGCACGTCGCCGTGTGAACCGGTACCCGTCGGCGCCTCGATCTGGAGGTACGAGTCCGTCCCGAACAACACGTGTTCGGAGCCGTTGTTCATCGACGGCTTAAAGTCCGTCGGCTTCACCGGACGCGCCCGCGAGTGCGGCACCTCCCGCAAGCCCTTCGACCGGCGCATGATCGGGATGAACTCCCGCTCCAACTTGCGGCGCGCCATCTTCCCCGACTGCGCCAGATAGGTGCAGGTCTGCGGCCCGAGCCGTTGGGCGGCGTAGACGCACCGCCAGATGAACAGGGCGAGGATCAGCGTCGTCTTGCCCGACTGACGAGGGACCGTGATGTCAACTTCCTCGTACCACAGGTCACCCGTCACCGGGTCGTACTCCAGGGCGACATCCGCGGCGTACTGCTGCCACGGCATCAGCGGCTTACCCAGCCGCCGCGCCACCTCCCCGACCTCGTGGCCGTACGTCGGCCGGTCGAAGTTCCGAGACGTTCCGAATCTCGGCAATACCAGGCCATTCGGCGTCATCGTCTGCACTCGATCGACCTCGCTCCACCAGTTCGGACAGCGTCGACCGGAGCTCGCGCACCGCCGACGCCGCCGACTTCGGTTTGCCGTCGGCCGTCTCGCCGGCCACCGCCTCAAGCGCCAACACCCGAGCAGCGTCAGCGAGCACCAACGCGTGCGGGTCAAGGTCACCAAGCGTGGTGATCAGGGCTTCAACGCTCGTCGTGAGACTCACCAGCTACACCTACCCCCTGGGGTATGCCCTCGGAAAGTGCCTCTGACCTGCGACGATGGTGGGAGAGAGAGAACCGCCCCGGGAGACGGGGTCCGGAAGCCCGCCACGCTCCGTGGTGGTACCCCTGGGGTCAGCTAGGCGTACCAGTCACGGCTCGTGATGCGCCGACGCATTCGATTGCCGTCACGCGCCCCTGAGCTGGCGTTACACCGAGCACAGTGAGGCATGAGGTCGAACGGCGTCGTGACGATCTTGCCGCGCACGACATGGCCGGCCTGCCATTGCCGACCGTGCTGCCGCTTCGTCAGTCCACAACCGTCAGGGTGGAGTGAGCCGTCGGGTAGCTGACCGCAGCGGGTCGAAGGGTCGGCGTCGGCTCGAGCCACGACGAGCGGGGCGAGCTTGCGGTACAGGCCGTTGTGCCAGGGCTTGCGCTCACCTGACATCGCTACCTGCTACACGCATAAGGCCCCCACAGGTGGGAGCCAACAGGGATGATACACACTGTTGGTATCACTTGTCAACTCGTACCAGGTAGGCGCATGGTTTCACGCCGCCGGCTCAGGTGGTGGTGTAGCGTCCCATTCGACGAGGTCGACATCACGCAGCACACGGTAGGTCGTTTCGTGATAGTCGGGTCCTTGGGCGAGGCAGGTGACGCAGTACGGGCCACGTCGTGTCGTTGAGGTAGTGAACCAAGCGTCGAAGATGCAGTCGTGTGGGTAGATCTTGCGGTACTGGTTGATCGTCATTGAGGCGCTCTCAGACATAATCTGCGCCAACGTCTTCGGTTGCCCTCTCACGCTGCCGGCTCGATCTCTCGAGGTGCGAGCGCGTTGGCAAGGCGCCAGCGTCGTTCGCGCTGGTAGCACGCCGAGCAGAGCCCTGCCTTGGTGGGGATCTCCACGCACGTGGTGTTGCCCCACTCGATCAGCCCTTCACGGCCGACCTGGCTGTCGTTGCAGCGTGCCACGATGACGGGCGCACGCATGCCGGCAGCATCACGGCACACGTGGAGCGCTGAGGCGATGAGGGACAGGATGGCATCTCTGTCGTCCAACAGGGTGCTGCGCACGTTTGAGAGGCGCACGCGGGCCTCTGCGGCCCGTTCCACGGCGGTGAGGGTCGATTCACCTCGTGGCATGCCGTCGCTGAACGTGGATGCCGGCCAGCCGTCGATGATGTGGAGCTCGCGGTCGACGTGGGCGAGGGCGATGGGGAGGGTGCGGGCGTAGTTCTGGAGTAGTCCGACGGCGGCGTCGAGCTGGGTGTCGATTCTGGTCATTGTCGTGTCGTCTCCTGCTGTGTGCGTCTACGGGGGTGTCAGGGGGTGTTGGTGGGGGTGGTGTCACCGGTTGCCGCCGGTGAGGGGGTGATCAGCCGCACGAGGCTGGTGCTCAACATCGCGACGATGTAGTCGGGCGTCGGACGCTCGTTCGTGTGCAAGGTGACGGTCATGCCGCCAGTCACCGACGCTTCGACGTGGATGACGGTGAACGTCGGCTCGCTCACCCGTCGACCTCCGGCCGGTTCGTCGCCAGCCAGGCGGCGGCGTCACGGATCGCCGCAGGGTCGTCGGCCATGACGCCGTTGAGGAGGTCGGCGAGCCGATGGTTCTCGACGGTGAGGGCGGCGATGCGGGCGCGGTAGGTGTTGGCGAGGGTGGCAAGCGACTCGATGATTTCGGCCGCCGGCACGGCGACGGACCAATGGCTGAGCGGGGCCTCTTGGCGAAGGGCATAGAGGAGATCAGTGAAGTCGAGGTACGGAGGCGTGTCGCCGGCGCGGCTCGTGTGGGTGGGTGTGGGGGGCATCGGTGGGCCTTTCGGGTTCAGTCCCATGCTTGGGGCGTGCGGGTGGGGATCGGGTCGCCCCATTCGTCGACTTCGACTTCGGGGTCGTCCTGTAGGACTTGTAGGACTTGTAGGACTTTGTCCGGGCCTTCCGGAGCGTCGAGGACTACCGCCGGCGCCCCCTCTATGACCTGATTTTTCTCGTATGTAGCGGGAGCAAGTCCTACAAGTCCTACAAGTCCTACTGATTCGGGGGGTTTATCCACAGGTAGCAGCTCGAGCACCCATCGGCGGGCGCCATTCGATAGGCCGTCCTGCCTGATGCGAATGTCGCCCATCCAGCGGTCCGAGTAGTGCCGGTAGACGTGTCCGAGGGACTGCGCGTAGTTCTTGTCCTTGCCCATGCGGGGCGGCCACGAGTCGAGCCGGTCGTCTTCGATCATCCGCCCGACTTGCTTGGCGGTGAACCCGGCGTCGATGAAGTGGCCTCGCAGCTCCCACAGGTGGGCGTGCATGTCCTGCTCGTCGCCGGCGCCACGGGCGCGCATCTCGCCGAGGTTCGACATGAACCCCTTGACGCCGGCGTGGTCGAGCGCACCGCCGACGATCTCGGCCCATGCGTCGAACGAGCCGAGTCGCTTGGCGCTCTTGGGTCGTCCTGCTTGGTGCCATGACACCAGCATCGTCAACAACGCTCCGACGAGCTCGGGGCGGTTCTGTTCCACCCAGTCGCGCAGGTTGTCGTGGCGGAAGTCCTGGCGGTCATACGGCCTCGCCAGTTGCGACTCGAGCCGGACGATGATCGACCGTCTCGGCATGTCGCCTTGGATCTCGACGTTGTTGCCGAGGGCGACGACGGTGATGCGGTTTGGGTAGCTGACCTGCTTGCTGTAGCCGAGTAGACGGTCGCCCCACGTGGTCGACGTGATCAACCGCGCCAACGACGTCCCGGTGATGATGTGGGCTTCGTCGAACAGCGCCACACTGCGGCCGGTGGACATCAGCGCAGTGATCTGCTTGCGCTGCTCCTCGGCGTCGGTCGGCAGGGGGTCGGTCTGCACCCAGTCACCGGTGGCAACGTACATGCATGACTCGGCAAGGAGGTTCTTGCCGACGCCTGGGCCGTTGCCGTCCATGATGAACAGCGGCGTCAGGGGCACGAGGTGGCGCACCAGGGGTGTGAGGAGGAGGGCGAAGACGTGCGCCCGGTCTGCGTCGCTCTTGAGCGGGAAGTCGTGGATCAAGTCGTCGATCCGTGCGACTGCCGAGTCCACGTCGGCCCTGGTGGGTGCGTCGGGGACGTTGGTGTGGATAGTGGACGCGAGGTAGTTGCCGCTACGCACGTCGTAGCCGACATCAGCACAGACGGTGCCGTCGGCACGCAGGAACGGCGACCTGACGACGCCCTCGACCTCTGGTAGGCGGTCAACGAGTCGGAGTAGCGCGAGGTCGATGGCCGACTGCTCGACCCGTGCCGGCGCCACGCCGTCTTTCTTCATGATGACGGGCCGCATGTGAGACTCGATGACGTTCACCATCCGCACCCTGTCAACGGCCTCGAGCTCGCCGCGGGTGAACTGCGAGACGACGTCACCATGCTTGAACAGGTGGGGCGGGTCGTTGATCGCGAGGAGGGCCGTGCTCAGCTCGTTGACGATGTCGTCGAGGTGGCGTTGCCCGCCGACGAACAGTTGGTACTTGCTGCGTGCGGCCTCCATGTCGGCGATCTGGTCGTCCGACGGTGGGGTGTCGCTGTAGCTGGGGATGTCGTCGATACCGAGCAGCGCCGTGATCGAGGGGGCGCCGTAGCCCATCTTCGCGAGCTCAATGGTGGCCTCGTGGAAGTCGCCGCCGTGAAAGATGCGGGCGTACAGCCCATACGGGTCGTACGGGGTGCGGACGGTGATCGTCGGATAGTGCTTGGGGACGTTGTCTGACCAGATGGTGATGTGGTTGTCGGGGTACACCGTCGCCGACTCTTCAGTCGACGGCCCCCACGGGTGCATCCACGCCTGTTCGCCGTTGCGCTTGGACTTGCCGAGGGTCCAGCCCGCCATGGCGAGCACGTCTGATCCCGTCTTGCGGGCGTTGAAGTCGTCGCCCGGGCGTTCGACGCCGGTGTAGGGGACGTGTCGCTGTGCGTGCTTCGGGTCGTCGGGTGGCTCGTCGGTGTGGTCGACGATGTGGCTGTAGCCATAGACGCGCGTGGCGTCGTGGAACAGCACCTCGACAAGCACCTCGCCGCCGTTCTTGCGGTTGAACGTGCCAGGGACGCGCAGCACGCGAGGCAGGTCGAACACGTTGTCGACCTTGTACCCAGCGGCCGTGGCATAGCAGGACCAGTGTGCGCCCCAACGGGTGAGGAGCTTTAGGGCGTCCTCGCGTTCGATCGGCTCGTCAAGGTGCCAGTACCCGTGGTATCCGCCGCCCGTCTTGACGACGGTGGTGACCGGCACCGGGAACTCCTTGATCAGCCGTCGCGCTGCGTCGGCGTCCGGGTAGGAGTCGACGTCGCCTTTGTGGTTGGGGCCAGCGACATCAATGTCAACCCATAGCGCGGTGATGTGGGCGCAGTCTGCCGCCCCACCACGACGGCCGTCATGCAGCCTGTCGGTGCGGGTAGCGACACCGAACCACACGTCGCGCTCGAGGGAGAGCTCCATCGCGCGGTCAACCATCTCGGCCGTCTGGTCGGTGGCGAACCAGTCGGTGCTCTGCTCGCCCGTGGATGGGTTGCGACTGAACAGGGTGAGCCAACCGCCGTCGACGTCGCGGTAGATGGTGGAGATGAACTCGCGGGGCGTGAGCTTGGTCGGGGTCATGCGACACCGCCGCAGGTGTAGTGGAGCTTGCGCTGCCCGCAGACCATCGGCTTGCGGCACGCCTGGCAGGCGGGGCAGGTGGCCTTGAACCGCTCGAGGTGGACGAGCTTGTCGGGGTCGTAGACGATGCCGGGGCGCACCAACGTGAGGTGACCGCGTGACGGGGTCGACAGTTGGCAGTCGTAGCCGTCCATGTCGATCCATGCTTCGTCCGTTTGCTCGAGTTGGCGGGCGGCGGCGTAGGCGCGGCGTGCCTCCACGGCTTCGAATCCGTAGAACGTGGGCGCGTCGGCGAACTGCTCGCCGTTGCTGATGCGCTCGGCGAAGTCGCCCCAGTCCGTGCCGACGAGCTGGGCGACGCCCTTCCATACGACGTTGCCGTCGTCGGTTGTGTCGGCCGTGCGGTAGATGGCCTTGATCGACCAGATCGCATCGTCGGAGCGGTGCCAGTAGACGGGCCGTTCGTGGGCGAGGATCGACCGGCGGGGCGTGTACCAGTGGAACTCGGCGAGCCCGTCGAGCGCAGTGTCGCCGAGGTCGAGGTCGGCCTGCGAGTCGGTCACGCGGTACATCCACGCCATGTTCTGGTAGGTGGCTTCGCGTGAGCGGATGGACTGCCACGGCAGCCATGTGGTCTGGAACTCAACGACGCGCCCGTCGGGGGTGACAGCGTCGGCGCGGTGCTTGCCGTCGGCGTAGACAACCTCACTGCCGCAACCGTTCAACTCGAACAGGGTGCGCCACGTAAGGTGCCAACCAGACTCCTCGTTACCCTCGAGCGCACAGTCGCCGGCGTGGCGGTGCGCCCAGTGGGGCTTGATGAGTCCTGAGCCGATCTTGGCGATCATCTCGCCGCGGCAGGCAGGATCTAGACAGGTGCCGGTCTGGCCCTTGGTGGCCTTCATCGGCTTGGTGCCTACGAGTGCGATGAATGCCATCAGGCTTCCACCTCACAGGTCTTGACAGCCATTGGTACACTTGTCATATCGGAACCTCCTGGGGTTTCGATCAGACCCCGGACCGTCGCAAGCGGTGCCGGGGTCATCCTGTTTTCGGGTACTGCACTGGTAACCCTATGGGCGCCAGTCCCCGAAACCACGGGGTCGGCTGAGGTTGTCCGAAACCCGCTAGTCGCCCCCCACTTGACCCCATGTGTCATCATCGTCTGTGCCTCTTCGTCTCGTGCGTCTACGCGAATAGGGGGGTGTCGCCGGTCCGGGGGTTGCCGCCCCCCGGACCGGACAACGCGGGGTGTTACTCGACGATGTCGACGTCGAAGAGGTGCGCTGCGAGCTCGATGGCGAAGTCGCTGGACAGGTCATCGAGGATGCTGTGCAGCGCCAACGCCTCTGCTGCGGTGAGCCGGATCACAACTCGCTGTTCGACTTCGACGTTCACCAGCTCTCCTCCTCGCCCTTCGCAGCCTCAGCACCCGAAGTATCCGCCGGCGCATCGAGCGCCTTGGCGGCGGCGAGGTCCCGTGCCGCCTTCTCGCAGCGTGCGACGATGTCACCGTCATCCGCCTTGGGTGCGCGGATCTTGGCGGTGTACACCTTCTGCGGGTTGTGCTTGGCGTTCTTCGGCGGCTTGTCGGCGTCACGCTTCCAGAGCATCACGTCGCCGCGCGACACCGGCCCGTGCGCCTTGAGGGCGTCGGTGTAGGTGAAGTGCTTTCCGCCTTCGCACCAGAACGTGACGATGTCGCCGGCACTGATGGGTCCGTTGGCCTTCTGCGATCCGCCGCACGTCAAGCCGCTGGTGGACACGACGAGCCCGGTGATCACCTTGCCTTCGACCTTGCCGCCGTCGGGCCAGTACTTGAGCTCGTCGGTGTCGTAGTCGCGCTGGTGGTAGCTGCCGATGTCGACGATGCCGACGACGATCGAGTCGCCTTCTTCGGGGAAGTAGGCGGCGGGGGGTCCGCTGGTTGTGGGTGCGTCCAATGGCATTACTGGTTCTCCTTGTGTGTGTGGGTTGGGTTGCCCGTTGGTGACCCGGTGCCGGCGCCGGGGGTGGTTGGCTAGGCCGCCACCTTCGCCCCGAGCTCGTCGAACTCGAGCACGCCCATGCCCGCGGCGAACACGAGCGCCGTGTCGCGGAACGCTTTGGCCTGGACCACGTCGAGCGACCCGACGGCGTGCCCAGCGGTGACCGTCGGCCACTCGCACGCATCGTCACTGGTGACGAAGCGACAGATGGCCTTCACCGTGTCGTCGTCGTCGACCTCGGCGGCTGCGAGGTTGCAGAGTGCCGACATGATCCACGCCCGTCGCTCGGTCGGTGTGGCGAGATGGAAGTCGACGTGTGCCGCCAGCGACTCGGCGCGCTTGGCGTCCACCCACGACCTCGCCGCCGGGTCGAGCGCCTTGTACTTGTCGCGCAGGCTGTCGACGTTGACGCCGGTGCGGCCCTCGTCGGGGGCGATGCGGGGCGGCGGGGCGGCGGTGTTGTTCTTGTTGGTGGTGCGTGGCATTGGCGGCTGAATGACCGCGTCGACGGGTACGCGCAGGTTCTTGCGGCTGCGCCATCCCCAGATGGGCGCGATGACGTTGTGGAAGCAGTCGCGACCGGCGGCGATGTCGACGCCGATGATGTCTCCGTCGCCTTCGGCGGGCAGGTGGATGACGTAGGCGATGTCTTGGTCGACGGCGGGCATCGGTGCGAACTCGGTGACCTCGAAGTCCTGATCACCTTGTGGGCCGGTGGCGAGCAGCGGAGCGGACGCGTACAGCCACAGTTGTGTGCAGTGCGAGTGGAGGTACTTGTCGGCGCTTTCGCCGGTCTTGACGTCGGCGATGCGGAGTTTGCCGTCGGGGCATTTGACGATGCGGTCGAAGCGGCCGGCGACCATCAGGTCGGGGTGAACGATGACGCCTTCGATCTGGACGACCTCGAGGCCGTAGCGCGCCATGAGCGTCTGATACTGCTCGCGGATCGCGGTCACCTCGGGTGTCTCGAGGAGGGTGACGCCGCCGTCGAGGTGTTCGGTGATGCCGTGGACGGCGGTGCCTCGGTCGCGGCCACTGTTGCCACCGGCTGCGTGGATCGCTTCCTCGCAGATGGCGTCGAGGGCGTCCTTGTCGCCGTTGGCGGCGGCGATGCGGGTCGCGAGCTCGGGCCGGAGGGCGACGCCGGTGAGTGCCTGCCGGAGCTTCCATTTGGTGAGGCCGCTCTGGTCGTCGGGGACTTTGGCGATGGCGCTGGGGGACTTGCAGCGCTTGCCGTCAAGCCAGTAGCCGTGGGCTTTGGCGGAGTACTTGAGCTTCATGGGTTTGTCGCCTCTCGGAGCAGGGTGCAGAGTTGTTCGGGGGTGAGCACGGCGCGCCAGGTGCCGCCGCGCAGTCGGATGAGGGTTGCGGCGAAGGTGGCGCCGGCGTTGATGCGTTGCTGTTCGGCCTTGTCAGGCTTCACTCGCATGGCGCGGTTGGTGTCGGCCCAGTTGGCGACTTGGATGACGGTCAGCGGCACGCCTTCAAGGTCGCCTTCGTCGTCGGTGCGGCCTGCGCCGAGTTTGCGGCGCACGGGCCAGCCGGTGAGGTCGTGGAGGATGCGTGCGGCCTCGAGCTCGGCCCTATCTCCCTTGACTTTGTTGGGGTGCGTCATACCCAGCACACCCCTTCGTCGCATTCGGCGTTGTTGAACGGCAACGAGTGCTGTTCGCCGACGGTGATCTCGGGCAGGGGACGGAGCGCGTCGGTCATGTAGACGGGGCCGTTGCCTTTGCCTTGCGACTTGGCCGAGAGTTGCGCTTCCAGGTCGACGGCCTTGGCGAACAATTCAGGTTCGTCGGCCTTCATGCGCCGCCAACCTTCGATCGTCTTCCACGGGCAGAACCAGCACGCCGACTTGGGTGGAACGGGCAGTCCTGCGCCGCAGATGATGTTCTCGCAGTCGTTGCGGCTCAGGCCGAGGTCGAGCAGCGGGTACTCGATGACTTCCCATGCGGACGCCTTGCTCTTGTTGGCGCGGTGTGCTTCGTCGATGGAGAACCCGACGAGCGACACGAACGGCTTGCTGGGGATGGCCCCGTTGTTGCGACGCCACCGAGACAGGGCGCCCGCCTTCCATTCGGCGGTGCAGGTGCGCGAGCCAGGCACGCCACCGGACAGGCGCACGGGGATGCCGATGCCTGCCGTCTCGGTCAACGTCTCGTACAGGGTGCGGTACGGGCGGCCGTCGGCGTAGGTGCGTCGGACCTCCACGATGGGGATGCCAAGCGATTCCGCCCACGGTGTTGCCACGTCACGGACGTAAGCGAGCGTCGCCGGGTGTTCGCTGTCGTCGCCGGTGTTGGCGAACAGGGCAACGTCGACAGGGCGGATGTCGCCGAACGCTGCAAGGACGAGCAAGGCAGTCGACTGCACGCCGCCGCCGTAGCTGATGGTCCTCACGTCGGCACCGCAAGCAGTGCGCAGAGCTGTGCGACCTGCGCCTCCAATCGTTCGCACTTTGCCTGGTAGGCGCGGGCGATGCCGAGGGCGGCGACAAGGTCGGCGTACATGTCCTCAACCCAAAACGTGGTATCGCCGATGCGGATCTCAACGCCGCCCGGTGTTGTGTACGTCTTCACTCGTCCTCCTTGATGTAGCCGTCGATGATCGAGAACGATGACGCCGGCATGTCGGTGATCTCCTTCGGCCTGCGCCGTTTCACCGGTCGCTGCGTGTAGCTGCGGCCGTGCTTGGCGACCCAGGCGTCGTGTTCTTCCTTGGTGGGGGTGTCGGGCTTGGCGGGGTCGTTCATCGCTTCACCGGCCTGTTCGCCTCTGCGAGTGCTTGCGCCATGATCGGGCAAACGGCGTTGCCGATCATGCGGGCCTGGTCGGTCTTGGTGCCGGTCCACACATAGCCGTCGGGGAAGCCCTGCAACTTCGCCAGTTCCGCAATGGTGAGGCGGATGGCGTTGTTGACAATCCATTGGCTGCCCGACTGTGTGCCGACGGTTGGCGCCGGTCGGTCGGTGACGTCGCAGGTGATCGGTTCGCCATCGCGGTTGGTCTGGCGGTAGTGCAACGTCCACAGGTCGCCCCTGGTGCCGACGGTCATCGCCGGTTCCGTGGCGCAGCGTTCCGCAAGCGGGCCGCCGGCGATCGTGTTGTTGCCAACGAGCACGGCGCTCTCATCCCACCCCAGCGCCTCGGCCATCGTCGCCCACGGCTCGAGGAACAGTGAGTCGCCCTGGGTGTGGGTTGGCGCCGGCCAGGTGATCGGCCCGTTGTCGCGGCGGGCAACGATGAAGCACCGCTCACGGGTCTGCGGGACGCCGTAGTCGGCGCTGTTCAACACCCGCCAGTCGACCCGGTAGCCGAGGGCTGCGATATGGCGGAGCACTGCCGAGAAGTAGTCGGCGTGCTTGGCAAAGGTCAGACCCTTGACGTTCTCGATGATGACCACGGGCGGGAGTAGCTTGGCGATGATCCGCAGCGTCCACGGGAAGCCGTCGCGGTCGTCGTTCTCGCCTTCACCGTCACCGGCTGCGCTGAACGGCTGGCACGGTGGCGACGCCCACAACAGGTCGCACGGTGTGATGTCGTTGTCGCCTGCCGGGTGTGACAGGTCGTGGAGGTGGCACTGCATGCCGTTGGCGTTGTGAGTGTCGACGGCACGGTTCCAGTACTCGTAGCCGACGGTGTGATAGCCGGCGTGCTCGAGCCCGACGCTCGAGCCGCCCGCACCGGCGAACAGGACGGTGGCGTTCACGCCGCGCCACCCTCAGCGACGCCGACGCCGATGCGTCGGGTGCGTCGGTACTCGACGAACCGCTGACTGTTGGCCCATTTGCAGGCGTCACACGGCGAACCGAACAGGTCCGGGTAGCGGAAGTGCTTGTTGTACCCGGCGACCGTGCCGTGCTCCATCGGCGACGAGGGACGGTGGTGCTGTCGGCGTCGGAAGTCGGCCGACATCCCCAACATGACGCGACGTTCGTAGACGTCGGTGCCACCGAACACCCCGTAGGACGTTTCACCGGTACGCATGACGGCGAGCTCGGTGTCGAGGCACTCAACCCTGACCGGGCAGGTGGCGCAGATCTGCTTGAGCTTGGCGGCTTTGCGGCCGTCCTTCAGCTTGTTTGAGTTGATCCACACCCAGTCGTTCGGGTCGCTGCCGGCGCAGGCTGCGAGGTGGCGCCAGGTGGCGCTGGAGGAAGTCACGCTTCACCCCGGCAGTTCTCGCACTCCCAGTCCACAGCGGGTGGGGTGTAGAGGTCGCCACAGCCGCACGAGTAGGACGAGAGCAGTTCTGCTAGGTGGTCGACCACGCCCTGCAAGCGGTCGATCTCGTCGGCCGCTTCTTCCAGGTCTGCGGCCAGCCTTGGGCGGCGACGAGAGTGGGCCGCCGAGAGCACCCGCAAGTGCTTGGCGATGCCGTCACCAAGCGGCGCTATCTCGCGAGACTCTGACGTGCTCACGACCGCTCCACCAGTCGCCGCAGGACGACACCGACGGCGAACGCTGTCGCACCGATGGCGAGCAGCCCCCAATGGTCGGCGCCCGTCTCGGGCAGCTCGAACGGCGGCACGGTCGTGGTCGTCGGTGTCGGCCGCGGCGTCGTGACGACCGTCGTGGCTTGTGTGGGCACTGTGGTGCTCGTCGTGGGGTTGACGACTGTGGTGCTCGTCGTCGTCGTCTGGTTGGGCACTGTGGTGCTCGTCGTGGCAGGCGTTGTCGTTGTCGATGCCACAGGCGGCGAGCACGCCGGGACCGTCTCGGTCCACACGGTGTCGTCGTTCCACCGTGAGTCGACGGTGATCGTCCAGACGTGCGGGCGTGTCTGGTCGGGCGAGGCGATGCTGAATGCCAGCGGTGCGCCGAACGTGACGACGGTGTCGGTACGCACCACCCGGCCGTTCAGCGTGGTGGTGACGACGGTGTCGGCCTCGCCCTTCGGCATGTCGAACGTGACACCGTCACAGTTGGCGTCGGCCGTGTTGGCGTTGGCGTGAGCCGTGCCGGGGAGGGCGGCGACTGCGGCAAGGGTCAGCAGTGTGAACAGGCGGCGGCTCACGTCGCCACCAACCGATCAGCGTCGTCGGGATGAACCTTGCCGATGACGGTCGCCCACGGCTGCGTGAGAAGGTCGTAGTGGGCTTGGTTGAAGCCGTGCTGGCCGATCAGATCACGGACGACAAGACCACTCGCGGCGCCCCTCGCGGCGCCCCTCGCGGCGCCCCTCGCGGCGTCCCACGCGGCGCCCCTCGCGGCGCCCCTCGCGGCGTCCCACGCGGCGTCCCACGCGGCGACCCACGCGGCGACCCTCGCGGCGACCCTCGCGGCGTCCCACGCGGCGAACAGCTGCCCTGCTTCGTTGGATGTCAGCGTGGCAACTCGACGGACAAAGGCGACGATCGGTTCCCAGTTGGGGCCGAACGTGTCGGCAAGCATGTCGTCGGTGATGTCGGGGATCACCTTCGCCTTGATCAAATCCCACGTGTCGGCGTTGTCGTTGTCGCCGATGCCGAATCCATAACGTTTGCCCACCTGCTCGATCAGGTAGGCGTCACCCTTGATGGGCTGGCAGTAGCGGATGGCACCGTGGAGGCAGGTGGCCGACTCGGGCGACGTGAAGTCTCCCCAGCCGTGAGTCCACAGTTCGCCGTGGCGGAGGCGTTGGTCGACGGCGTCGAGGTTGATGTGGATGATGGTGGTCGTCATGGTCAGTTCCTTTGCGTGGAGGGTCGCCAAAGCAGGGATGGCGAGCGTGAGGTTCAGGACGCGTCGGGCCAGTCGGCCCGGTCGTCGAGCAGCCGGCGCAGCTCGGTATCGAGGTCGACCGGCGGGCAGGTGCTGGTGTCGTCGTTGCGCTCGGGTGCGTTGCGGACTGCGGCGACGATGATGCGGGCGGCGTAGATGACGAACGCACCAACGACGAGGTAGGTGACGGTGGTGGAGGTCATCGCTGGCTCAGCTTCCACTCGGCCTCGCTGAGCGCCTCGTCGAGGTCGCGCACACGCAGGCGCAGTACCTCGATCTCCGTCGCAGCGTCGCTCAGCGCTCGCAGGTCGCAGACGTCGCGGATCTCCTCGTCGGAGACAATGCCGCGCAAGATTGACGGCAGGTTCTGAATGCGGGTCAGGCGGCTCACAGCCTCGGCCCTCCCCACTGGCGGCGCAGCTGCGCCCGGACATCGGCGCCCAAGTCCTGCACGCCTTGCGCCTCGTGCTGGTCGAGCACGGCGAGCAACAGCGACCACTCGATGTCAGAGGCGACGATGGTCGCCTCTCGCCGGTCGGTGTAGGTCGTGTCGTGCGCCCAGTCGAGCGGACCGCGGCGCTGCACCCGTCGGACACGCTCGGCGCTTGCTGCGTGCGCTTCCGGGTTCGGGCGACGGCGAAGGTTGAGGACGTGCGTCATCGCTTCGCCCCTGCCGTCACGATGGCCTCAGCAGCAGACGGCCGACGGTGAAGAGGAACCGCCACGCCCTCGCGGTGCGTGGAGTCTGCTGCTGAGAAGGTGCCAGGCTCGACCGCACGGGCGGGTGCGGGAGCCTGGCGGGTGTTCGTGCGGCCCTGGGGGGATGAGCCTGCACGAACACGATCACGGACACCGTCGACGATCAGCCAGAGGGCTGCGCCGATGGCGATGAGGGTTCCGCCGACAGCGTCGACGGTCGACACGGCGATCACAACGCCACCTCGGTGCCGTTGAGTTCTGCGATGAGGAAGTCGAGTCGCCCGATGAGCTGGCCGAGCTGCCACGGTGCCGACTCGGCTGTCACGTCCTGGGCGAGCACATCGGCGACGAGGTCGTTGAGCCGCTCGGCGAGCGACCAGCGGTTCACGGCGATCTCGAGGTCGACCGGGATCATGACGCCACGTCCTGCAAGCGCTGCGTCGTGACGTAGCCCGACGGCTGACCGCGATGCCCGTCGGAGCATTCGATCGACACGATCTTGAACGGTGCCCGCCAGAAGTTCGCAGCGTCGGCCTTGGCGCGGTCTGCGATCTCGTCGAACGTGTCGCCGTACACGGTGAACGTGTAGGTGTTGCCGGTGGGCTGGGTGGTCATGCTGCCCCCCGTTCTGCGGCGATCGCTTCGATGGCCCCCCGGTCGAACAGGTAGGCGCCGGTTCGGCTGTCGATCTTGCCGATGATGGGGAGCAGTCCGTTTGCCGCGTGCCGCTTGACGGACGCCTTTGACTTCCCCAGCATCCGGGCCACCTCATCGGTGGTGATGGTTTGCGCTTGCTGGCTCATGTCCCCGACTGTGGCTCAGATGAGCCATCTAGTCAAGTATGGAGCGGAAGTCCGTAATGAGACTGCAACACAAGGGTCACATCCACTACTGTTGCGCTAGATGGCTCATGGGGCGCATACTGACCCACATGACCAATCAAGAAACCCTCAAGCGCACCCTTGGCGAGCGGCTCGCCAAGGCGCGCCGCATCAACGGCTGGAGCCAGGCTCAGGTGTCCGCAAAGTTGGGCATCAGCCGCCGGTCGATCACCCGATACGAGGACGACGCCACGGTGCCATCGACGGCGATTCTGATCGCCTGGGCCAACATCTGCGACGTGCCTTTCGAGTGGCTGTCAAGCGAGACTGTTACCGGGACTGATCTCCAAGGGTATCTCGGCCATCCGGCGTTACGTGGCAAGAAGTCCCAGGTAGACGGGCCGTGCGTCGCTTCGGCAGCCGCCTGAGTAATGTCTCAGGTAACAGTCCGACGTGGATATCAGGTGAACAGGAACCATTGCCCGACCCCCCGATCTGGTGGGAATGTAGCGGCCATGAAGCCACCCAACGGACTGCAACTGATCGGGGCGTTCTGCGCCTACATGGAGATGAGAGGACTCAGCACGCACACGATCCGCCGGCGCCGGTCATCGCTCGGAACGTTTGCGAAATGGGTCCAACCGCTCTCCATCGAGCAGGCAGACGCCGACCACGTAGAGTCCTGGCTGTCGACGCAGAGTGCGCCTCGCACCCGTCACGCCTATCGCTCCGACCTGTCAGCGTTCTACCAGTGGGGCGTGCGGCGAAAGGTCATGCCGACGAACCCCGTCGCCGAAACCGACAGCATCCGAGTCCCGAAGGCGATGCCGCGGCCCGTACCGATCGGTTCCGTACCCTCCATCATCGACGCTGCACCTACCGAACGGCTGCGGCTGGCGCTCATGCTCGCCGCCTACGCGGGGCTGCGACGCGCCGAGATCACGTCGATCACGGGCGGCGACGTCCAGTTCTTCCCGGTGCCGCTGCTGATGGTGCGCTCTGGCAAGGGATCGAAAGACCGGATGGTGCCGCTGCACCCGGCGTTGCGGCTCGAACTCGACCGGCCGCTACCGGCGGGCAGGCTGGTGCCGTGGTCGCCGGACCGGCTCGGCAAGGTCGCCGCCGAACACATGCGCCGCATGGGTTTCGACTGCACACTCCACCAGCTCCGGTCGTCGTTCGCCACCGAGCTCGCGCGCGTCATGGACGGCAACATCGTTGCCGTCGGCAAGGTGCTCGGCCACGAGTCGCCACAGACGACGATGGGCTATTGCGGCTGGGGTGGCGGCGAGACGGCGAGCAAGCTACCGGGCCTGTACGTCGCCTAGAACGCAAACAACGCCGCCACCCCCGAAGGGATGGCGGCGTGATCGTTGCGCTCGGTTACGTGTGAGCGTGGTATCGGATTGTTGACCCGACGGGCCGTCAGGTCAAGAATGCTTCACGTAGCGAGCGCGATACGCCCGCCCCTGTTCAGCTTTAGCTTCTCGGCACGGAACGCAACGGCATCCATACGAGTATCCACTGGTTGTCCCATGGACCAGCGTTCTCTGCCTGCGAGGGCGAGGTGGTTTCGACTGGCGATAGGCGAGTGTGTATTCGGCGCTAGCAGTTCGACATTGATCGCACCGGCAGCCATACGCGTACCCTGTCGTGCTTCCGTGGACGCTTGAGCCGCGCGGCCTCTTCATGGCGGCGCCTCGGCGGACGTTCTCCGCGTGCGTTACGGCCTCAAGATGCCAGGGGTTGCAGCAGGACCGGTTGCGGCATAGGTGGTCGAGGACGAGCCCGTCGGGGATGGAACCACGAATCAGTGTGTACGCAACGCGATGCGACTTGTAAAGGTCACCTTGCGTGCTGACGCACCCGTACCCGCGATCGTTGGTGCGGAGCTTCCACGGCCAACACTGGGTGATGTCACTGATTTCAACGAGACGCCAGAACTTTGCCGGGTCGATCGTCAACGGAATAGGCTTAGCCATGTTCAACCTCTCATACAGGTGGGACCGGGGCCGGGGCGTTGGTAGCGCGCCCGGCCCACCCATTATACCGTCAGATCTCTTGCCACTCCGTGGCGCGTAGCAGGTCGCGACGCATGGATTCGTTGTGTCGGCCAAGCAGCCGCTCCAACGCGGCGAGGTCGATCGACTTGAGTCCGTGGGCGCGAGCGTCGGCGACAACGCGAGCCAACTCGTAGTTCAGATCAATCGCCATGTGGCTTCAACCTCACCATCGTCTTGATCGCCGAAGTCGGCACAGTGAACGTCGCACGGCCGTCTCCAAACGCAGTGATTGACATCGCCAGCAGTACCGCCGACTCCGTCTCACGCACAAGCCAGCCGACAGAAACGACCTCACACGGCGCAACATGCTCATCCTCGAAGTCGTCCAAGCACACCCAGCCCTCACCGACATCGGCAGCGTCGTTCCACTCGATGAAGACGGGGTAAGGCTTCACTTGTCCAGCCAGACGATGTACTGGGCGGTCACGCGACCCTTGACCGGGTCGACGAAGTGCAGACGCTGCGACGGCTGCGACGACGCGGCGACGAACTCTTTGGCGTACTCGTTGTCGGACTCGGGTGAACCGGTGACGAAGATGCGGCCACCGTTCGCCATCGTCAGATCCATCGCATGATGGAAGTGGCCGATGTAGACGTCATGGAACGGATCGACGACACCGGTCGCCCAGGCGTTGCACTTGCGGAGAATGCCGAACGCCGGCGTGTTGCCACCGAAGCTCTTGAACTCGTCGCCGTGAACCAGCAACGCCGTGTACTCGCCGATGTGAACATGGGTGCCGAGCCCACCTGTGAACGGGTGCCAGGTGAGCCGCTCGGTCGGCGCCATCGACGACCGCGCCAACGTGTACGCCATCCGGTCCAAGTTGTCGCCGTGCGGTGACTCGCCCTTGCGGCCGATGCGCCCGTGGTTGCCGATCTCTTCCCACACATGCACCGTCTCGAAATGCTCGAGCAGATACGTGATGACAGCTTCGATGGTGCGAGCCGTGTGGATCACCTGTTCGAACGCGCCCGCTTCGACCTCGAACGCTTGGCCGGGGAAGATTGCGATGTTCTCGATCATGTCGCCGCCGAGCATGACGTGGCACTCGGTGACCGGGTGGTCGGCGCGTTGCAGTTCGGTCAGCTCGACAGCGGACGTGGCGGCTTGCATGATGCGCCGACGGGCGGTTGCCATGTCGTAGCTGATCGACCGTTTCCCAACCTGCCAATCGGTCAAATGCAACAGCGCCACCTCGGAACGCGCCTTGCGGCGGTCGCGTGGTGGCGCGCTGATCTTCGGCGCAGGCCCGTGGGCCAACACCGCATCCTTCGCCGCGGCGTACACGGCGCCGACGAGTTCGTCTCGGGCGATCTGGCGTCTCATCGCTTGACGCTGCGAACGTGCGAGGGCGGCTCGCAGCTCGGTCAGTTCCGACGCTGCGCCCGCCTCATCGGCGAGACTCACGCGAGCACCTTGCCGTCGAGACGGAACCGGGAGATCGACTGCTGGGCGATCTCGTAGCCGCGTGCGGTGACGGCGCGGGCGAGCCCTGCGGCGGGCACCGTTTGGTCGTTGACGGCTGCGACGAACTCGGCGCGCAGGTCGGGCGGCATCCGGTCGGCGACCTTGACGACGTCAGCTTGTGGGCCACGACGGCCGACCGACTCGAATGCTTGCGCGCTGAGTGTGGGCTTGGGTTCGGACTTCACCTTGCGGCCTCCTTGTGGGGATGGTCATGGGGTGCCCCGTCCGTGGGGCAAGGGTG